TTATGACGATTGCGGTTCGACCGATTTCAATTGAATCATATCTTTGACTTGCTCTGCTAAGCAGAGGAGCTTTTTAAATGATTCCTGATTAAATTCAGGAAGAACTATATTGCACAGCCCATTTGTAAACTCAATCATCTTCGCTTTGGCTTCTTCTAATGTGACACTTTTATTTTTTAGTTCAAGAACAATGTCAAAATTTTTAATTTCATATTTACTAGGGGCCGAGTTATCTTTTGATATAATGGCTAGCTGTTCAGCAAGTATGGTAGCTTGTGCAAGTGGAGTATAAGATGAATTCATAAATGCCATCGTCATCAAATCCATTTTCTGACGCAAACTGCTGAAAGGCACATATCCATGACAGATGACATCAATTATTTTCTGAGGGAACACCTTAACTACTGTATTAACAAAATATGCCATCATAAAACCATCTTGGAAATACAAATTTTTTTTAGCTACAGACTCCCCACTGTCACCTTGAATTTTTTTAATTCTATTTTTAGCCATTGAAACCACTTCTGATAGACTTTCTTTAGATAGCAATCCAATCCTAGCCAGAAAGTCATACAAATCTTTTGTATTAACAATCTCATTAACTCCAATTTCCTGAGTCAAATATGCCGCCAAATCATAATGATTTTGGAAAATATAATCTTGCTTATTGACTCTTTCAACCATAGCCGTTTGTAAGCGCTCTAGTGATATATTACCAGAAATCATCATCCCATTAATTTCATCCAGTATCATCAATTCCTCTTTTGAAATCCCACCACTCAATGGTTTGTATACTAGATCATGTTCTACTTCTGACCATGCATGCATGAGGACTGAGGCAACCTGAATCTCTACTGGGGTATTTGAGTATCGAGTTTTATCTGTTCTTTTTATTCGAAAATGTATTGCATGGTAACCATCAAATTTCTTCTGATAAATACCTTCTTTCTTTTCAGATTTTACCTCTGGAAAAACCTTACTTATTATAACCTCATATAACCCATTAATTATTGAAGATACTTTATCCATATCGCCCGGAAAATAAAGGGCCACTCTGACCCCAGCCAAATCAACTATATCATCGTAAATTTCTTTGATGTTTTTATAATCACCATGAGCAGTTGATGAAGTTCTTTTTATTAGTTTATTTCTTAAGCTTTCAAAGTCCTTGGCTCTAGAGGAAACGATAGCTCTTACGCCAGCATCACTCAAACTTTTCTCTAGTTCCAATCGTACACTTGAAGAGAGTTTGTCATAATAATCATACTCCTTCATATAAATAGACATAAATTGCTCTATCAAGTTATTATTCTGTTTCGACATAAACCCTCCTGAAAATTTTCATTCATGTTCACTAATATGATAATTAACTCATTAACTCAGCAATCGGATTAAGTTTTGCGGCATCTTCGAGATGATTCGGTGCGAAATGGGCATATCGCATAGTTTCGCGTATATTTGCATGACCAAGGATTCGTTGAAGAACCAAAATGTTCCCGCCATTCATCATAAAATGACTAGCAAACGTATGCCTAAGTACATGGGTTTTTTGCCCTTCTGCTAACTGTATCTCGGTTAAAGCGAGCATTTTCTTGAACTCCTGATAGCATGGGTGAAACATTTTACCCTGCAAAGGAGCCAGTTCGTCGTATAACCATCTAGGGATCGGTACCGTACGGTTTTTCTTCCCTTTCGTTTTCGTGAACGTCAATTTGTAGGGCGAAAGCTGCGATCTTGTAAGACGCTCAGCTTCGCTCCAGCGAGCACCGGTGGCAAGACACACTTTCACGATACGAGTTAGGTATAGTTTTCCATAGGAATCACACGCCTGGAGCACTTCATTAATTTGAGACTGAGTAAGCCAAGACATCTCTTTTTCGGCTTCTTTGAAAATCCTCACCCCCTCTAAGGGATTCGGCAACTTCCATTCACCCAGACGTTTCAACTCATTGAACACCGCCGCTAGATACTGCTGCTCACGGTTTACCGTGATGGGTTTCGCGATCCAGTCTGCTGGGTCTTTGTGATAGCCGTTATCGATTTCCCCGCGTAACCGACGGTCACGGTAGTGCGCCCAGTCTTTTGCTGTAAGATGTGATGCAACAGGATCGCCAAGGCCATTGCAAATGATTTGCAGCTTTGCCAGGCGAGACTTACTTGCAACAAGAGCCTGTCCATGCAGGCTATGCCATAGTTGGATAATTTCACTCAGTCGGCGGCGATCTTCCTTCTCAGCTTTCCAGGGTTTATCCTTCGCCTCTTCCTTGCAATACGCTTCATAGGCGACGGCCTCCCCTTTCGTATCAAAGGATTTACGAACCCGACGACTATCTCTCCCATCAACACGAAAGTCGGCTAGCCATTCACCAGAGGGAAGTTTTTTTATTGCCATAGTTACTTCATCAGCTCTTTTGCAAAAGCAACCAATCCGGGTTTGCCAGTTTCCTTATAACAGCACGCACTAAAATTATTCGTCCATTCGCCATCATCAGAAATTATCGCATCCGGGCTATCGGTCCCACCGGCTTTACCTGCTAATTGGAGCGCTTTTTCTTTAGTCAGAGAAAAAGAAACTTTCTGAGCTGTTAAGTATTTCTTTTCATGTTTAGCCAAATCAAAAAACAAAGGAACAACCGTCACATTTACTTTGTCAGATGATGTTTGCAACAGTGTTCTATAAGCAGCATACACAGAAGCTTTGTAAATATTTAATTTAATCGACTCGTCACTATCCCCTGATAGAACTTTTGGGGAGATTTGTATTTTTAATGGTTTTTCGGAGAGTACCTTAAAAGTTCCAATATCTGGGGAGTAATCATTGTACTCACTCATCATGCTTGTTACATCGCTAAAATGCTGAGGGGCAGCTATGGAAGCAGTAGGTATAAAAAGGGCTAATAGTGCAATTTTTTTAAACATCCTGAGTCCTTTTAATTGATAGTTTTTAAAATAACACCGATGCATGAAACATCTTCGGTCCGGCATTCAAAGGAGTCACCGGAAGATGAGGCAACTTTTATTTTATTTCCGGGTAGTCTTGTTACATTGTAGACATCGATAACGCCGTCAATCGCAAGTAAACAAAAACCATTTACAATGGTGTCTTCCTTCATGTTTACACACCATGAAACTGAATCTTTTGTAATTAATGCACAGTCTTTATTCGCTGTAGAAATCACATTCGTATCTATGACGGTTTCGCCTTTAGGTTCTAATCTTCCATTAATCAGCAATTGAGCCGGGATCGATAGAATATTGGTTGAGTTTCCTTTGGCGTTAACCTTTGCAAAGGGTTCCCCCTTCCCTGTAGCTAACCAGCCCAAGTCAACTCCTGTATCGAGAGCACAGGCGACGACCACATCTCCGGGAAAGTAATCACGCCTAACCCACGTACTAATTGTGCCAGAGGAGAGGCCAAGCAGGTCTCCTAACTCCTTTTGCATAGTAAAGCCATACGCCGACATGATGCGTTGTAATACGGCTTTACCTCCAGACGCCAAGATCTGGTCATACAATTCTTTGCCTTTGAAGTCAGATGCGTGACTTTCAAAACTCGCATTTGCAAGTTTCCCTGTAACCAGCCATTCAAGATCGGAGCCAGTCTCTATTGAACATTGAATGATGTAGTTACCCGGAATGTTCTCTCTTGCCACCCAATTGTTGATGGTTGGTAGTGGCACGGCCAAGAGGGATGCCAACTCAACCCTGCTCTTAACACCATACGAAACCAGTATTCTTTCAAGCACTTCCTTTACGTCATCAAATTCAATAGCCATAGAAACCCCAAATAATCCATTTCGACTATTTACAGATAACAAAACGGATCATATTATCCAGTCGAAGTTTGATAATGCACGCCAATGCACCAGAAAGACATTTAACCGGAGATATTCCCCTATGACTCCACAAATTGCAATCCCGTCAGGCCCGGATCTGATGACTTATGAGGAGTTTGCAGAGCACTACGGATACGGCCTACGTACAGTAAAACAGATGGTTGCGGATGGTGACTTGCTGCTGATGCCTCGTAAAAAAGACGGTGGCGCAGCTCGTATCAACATGGTTGCTTTTCGCGCCCGTCTTCTCCAGCAGGGTATTAATTGCAAGTACGTCGCCGTTTGAACATCTTGATTATGCAAGTTGAAAAGGAAACCAACATGTTTGATTTTCAAGTTTCCATACAGCCGCACTACGCCGAAGCCTGTCGGGCTTTTGCTTTACGCCATAACCTGGCTGATCTGGCGCGCCGCGCAGGAATGAACGAACAGACCCTGCGCAACAAGCTGAACCCGGAACAGCCGCACCACCTGTACGTTGAAGATATTTGGCTCCTGACCGACCTGACCGAAGACCCGACGCTGGTCGATGGCTTCCTGGCACAGATGCATTGCCTCCCCTGCACGCCCATTAATGAACTGACGAAGGACAAACTTTCAACCTATGTAATGCAGGCCACAGCCCATATCGGGCAGATAGCGGCCAATACGGTTGCTAATCCACGTATGACGTTGCTATCCCGCCGCTCACTCGTTGATAGCGCCAATTCGGGGATGCGCTGCCTTGCGCTGGCTGCCATGGCAGTTGATGCCCGGCTGAAAACAAACCCAGCGATGGCAAGTGCCATTGATACCGTGACGGGCCTCGGCGCGTCGTTCGGTCTGCTTTGAGGCTGACGCTATGGATACAGGCCCGAGTTTCGCATCCCGACTGGTTCGCCAGTCACCATCAATGGACTACGGCAATGGCTGGATCATGGGTAAGGATGGCAAGCGGTGGCATCCCAGCCGTGACCAGTCTGCATTGCTAAGTGAATTGCACTCAAAAACCCGTAAGCCGTTCGCAGCCCGGGTATTGAAGTTCTTCTGGAGGCGTTATGAGCAACAGTACTACTAACGCGAGTTCGCTTAATAATGCTGACGTTGCACCGCCCCCAATGTCCGGAGAGGAGTTTTTTCAGCGTTACCATTGGTATCAGGCAGCAACGAGTAACAAGGCACTGCGTTATTTCAACCGCATGTCAGCCGATTTTAAATTTGTCGTTTTAACGCTAGCTAACCGTAATGCGCCAGGCACTTTTCAGGCGAAGGAAATAGGGGAGCCGTTTGAATATTTTGATGAGGCGCGCAGGCTGCTAATCATCAAATCAATGAATGAAATTGCACGATGGGGGCAAATTCTCCCGCGTTGGATTTCAGAGTACGAAACCAAATTACCTGAGTAATTAACCCGCAAAAAAATCATGGCGTAAACCCGCCGGGGATTTTTTTGCCCTAAATCTGGAGTTCGCTTTATGAAAAATATTGAAACCCGCTGCACCAAAATAGGCCCGGATGATGCCGGACTTACAGCCATTTTATTGATGGCCGCTCGTCTTGAGGAGCGTAAGGGCCGCGCGGATGTAACCGCATCGCGTCTGGAGGTACTCGCCGCTCACATCGTTTCCGGCGAAATGGGCCACCGCGAAGCCGCAGAACTGCTGCGGCAGGAAGCGGAGAAATACCGCAACGAAGCAGCGGAGATCCACTGATGGCCGACGCAATGGATCTCATCCAACAGCGAGAGCAGGAAGAACGCGATCGCCACATCAGCAACGCCCGCAGCAAACAAGCTGCGGTTTCTCTTTTCTTCTGTGATGCCTGCGGCGCCCCCATCCCAGAAGCACGCCGTATTGCCGTACCCGGCGTTGAGTGCTGCGTGACCTGCCAGACCATCAGCGAGCTGAAAAACAAACACTACCGAGGTGGATTATGAGCACCATTCTAAAATGGGCGGGCAACAAGACCGCCATTATGCATGAGTTGCTAGAACACCTGCCCGCCGCTGGATTGCGCCTGGTAGAACCGTTCGCGGGTTCATGTGCCGTGATGATGGCGACTGATTATCCGGCGTACCTTATTGCGGATATCAATCCTGATCTGATCAACATGTACCGAGTCATCAGTAGCGACACGGATAAATTCATCGAATTGGCCCGCGCGATGTTCGGCAGTCATAGCCTTGCAGAAAGCTATTACCGTGTCCGCGAAGCATTCAATTATGACAACGATCTGGACTGTTTACACCGGGCTGTCTATTTCCTCTATTTGAACCGCCATAGTTATCGTGGGCTTTGCCGATACAATAAATCCGGGGGATTTAATGTGCCCTTTGGTAACTATAAAGGCCCCTATTTCCCCGAAGCCGAAATTTGCGCATTTGCCGAAAAAGCAAAACGCGCAACTTTTATCTGCGCGAGTTTCGACGAAACGCTGGCAATGCTGAAACATGGTGATGTGGTTTATTGCGACCCGCCGTATGACGGAACGTTTAGCAATTATCACACTAGCGGTTTTGGGGAGGATGAGCAGTATCATCTGGCATCCATTCTGGAACGCCGATCATCACAAGGCTATCCGGTCATAGCATCCAATGCTGACACCTCTCTGGTGGCGTCACTCTATCGCGCATTTACCCTTCATCGCATAACAGCCCCCCGCAGCATCAACATTGATGCCGGAGGCGGCAAAATCGCAAACGAGATTATTGCTGTTTCCCGCCCCCGCCCAATCTGGTCTGGTGTCGATTTGGCGAAAGGTCGCGACTGGTCAATATCTGCTGGGGCGAATTAATGACGGTCTCCGGCAAAGTGCATCACTACCACGGGACGCCAGTATGGGGTAACTCTGGGGCCGTTCATCGCATAGCGGTGAGCGGTGCGGGTGCATTTGTATCTTTTGTTCGCCCGGACCAGCTCGAAGCGTCAATAAAACACGCCGCTACGGTCGGTATCGACAACGGAGCTTTTTCCGCATGGATGCGTGGATTGTTAATTGACTGGAATGATTTTTATAACTGGTTGGGAGGCTTTTACCACAATCCTAAAGTTAGCTTTTTCGTGATTCCCGATGTTGTCGAGGGGGGCGAGGCAGATAATGACGCCCTAATCAACTCGATGCCATCTGAGCTTAGAGATAAAGCAGCACCCGTATGGCATTTACATGAGTCACTAGATCGACTTATTGAACTATGCCGAGAATGGCCCCGCGTTTGTTTTGGTTCGTCAGGTCAGTATGCCGTAATTAGGACAGTTCATTGGCATCGTCGAATGACCGAAGCGTTTGAACTTATCTATTGCCGACACTCATTTAAAACCGCGATTCATGGGTTAAGGATGCTAGACGGGCGAGTAATGGGAAACTATCCACTTGATAGCGCCGATAGTACTAACCTTGCGTGTAATGTTCCTAAGTTTGATGTTAAGTATCCGGAACTTACGCGAGCAATTCGAGAAGCTGATTACGCACGCAGGCTGAGTGAGGAAGAGCTTAAAGCGGTGATATTGGAAAACCGCTGCGCTGTATTAAAGGGGGCGATTGAAAAAGTCACGCCACCACAGCGTGAACTTTGGCGGCCAGGACAAGGCAATCCTTACCAGATGCCACTGGAGTTAGCATGACTGACTTCGCTTATTCCTGGAACGCTCCCCGATCTGCCATTGGCGGGCCTGAGTTCGTCAAAAGCGCCCATGGTTTTCATTACCTGACACCAGACGGTAGCCGTAAATGGCTGCCACTAAAGGATTTGGTTGATCAGGATGAGAAGCCGGATAACGCAAAATATTTACGCCGCCGCTTGGCGGCTATGCCGCATTACATCCGCAGGTTCTATGCACAGAAACTGGAAAAACTGGACCAAAAAAGCAAAAGCGCCGCTGATGCCTGGCTGGTAAACACGTTTGAACGGTACGTTTTGAGCCGTTACGACAGCGTCAATGACCGTTATTTGCCACAGGGCGCCTTTCCTGCGGTGTTGATGCCCCTGCGCGATCAATTCTGGCGCTTACTCTGGGCAGGGAAAAAAGAACTGAAACGACTGGCGCATAACTTGGCTGACATCATGGGTAGCGAATTTATGCGCGAGTTTGATTTCCAGATGGCCCGGACAGAAGACCCGCATTTTTCTACCCTTTCCGGTTATGGGCGCATGGGCTTTCTGGCCTCACATCTGAATACAAGCGTCCCGGCCTGGCGCGCTTACTGTGACGAAACTCTTGAAGCCGAAACCGCACTTAGTGCAGTGGCCCGCCTCCAGACTCCGGCATGGTGGCTTAATCGCCTGCGCCGCATGCACGCCCGCTGGCGTGAACATCTGATGATTGCAACAGGCTATGTCCAAAAGAAATCAGCCCCTTATGCCAGCGATCCATGTGTCAGCGAATGGCAGGCCCAGAAAAAGGCCAATCGTGAATATATCAACGCAATGGAGCTGGAAGACGAAGATACCGGCGAACGTATCTCATTGGCAGATAAGGTACATGGCAGCATCGCTAACCCGGCAATTCGCCGTAGCGAGCTAATGGTTAGAATGCGCGGTTTTGAAGACCTCGCCAAGGAGGCTGGGCTGGTTGGGGATTTCTACACACTGACAGCCCCTTCCCGTTATCACTCCACGCAAAGCAACGGACGCCGTAATGATAAATACACTGGCGCATCTCCCCGTGAAACCCAGCATTATCTTTGCAAGGTCTGGTCAAAAACCCGCGCAGCCTGGAAAAGAAAAGGCATCCGTGTTTTCGGCTTCCGCGTCGTAGAGCCTCACCACGATGCTACGCCGCACTGGCATCTGCTGCTGTTCATGCGTCCGGAACATACTGATCTCGTCCGGGCTATATTCCGCAAATACGCTCTCAAAGAAGACGGGCATGAACCCGGCGCACAGGAAAATCGTTTTCTATGTAAGCCAATTGAAGAAGAGCAAGGCAGCGCCACCGGGTATATCGCGAAATACATCAGTAAAAATATTGATGGCTACGCGCTGGATGACGAAACGGACGACGAGACCGGCGAGCCGTTGAAAGATATGGCCCGCCGTGTCAGTGCCTGGTCATCACGCTGGGCTATACGCCAGTTTCAGCAAATTGGTGGGGCGCCCGTCACGGTGTATCGCGAGTTGCGCCGTCTTCGTGATCGTGAGTTGGTCCTGCATCCCGAAATAACCGATGCCCATACCGCCGCCGACGAGGGAAACTGGGCCGCCTATATTACCGCGCAGGGCGGGCCACTTGTTGCCCGTGATTGTCTCCGTGTTCGCCTGAGCTATGACGTCATCGAAAACGGCAACGCGTATGGCGACGATGTGACAACCATATCCGGCATCTATTGCCCGTTTATGGGTGAGTCATCCCTTATCTATACTCGCACCACGCAATACAAAATCGTGCCAAAGCGCGCCGCAAACGACACGCCCGATTTTGATTTTGACGTTTCAGGCGGCAGCGCCGCCCCTCGGAGTTCTGTCAATAACTGTACGCGGGAGCCGCGAACGGTTGAAAAACAACCAGCGCCCCTGTCCATGGTCGGAAATGACGCTGCCAGCTCGAGCATGGACTACTCCGCACTATCCAAGAAAGAGAAAAAAGCAGTCGCGGCGCGGCTTTCCAATGAGTTTTATGAAGAGGAACGGCAGAAACGCGAGCGCCGGAAGCTGATTCCAGCGCGATATCAACCGGGCGAGCAAGCCGAACGAATCCGGGATTTTGCCCGGTCGATTGGCTGGGATATCGGGGAAGCAGAAATCGGCCTGCTGATGGCGGGCCAGCGCATCGCTCTGGACGGCGTTTTTTACTGCGCACGAAGCGACGGCGCGCTTTATCGAACGCGAGAAAAAATACCGCAATCAACGGCAGAGACGGTCAACACACTGGTGACAAGGCTGCGATCTGCTTATTCAACCAACAAGGATATGACATGAAAAGAAATACACACAGTCAGGTGGCACTTCGGTACCGCATGGCCAGAAGTAACAATGCAGTACCAGACACGAACACAGTCAGTTTTGATCGTGTTGGCCATTTCATCGAGTACCGTCATTTTTAACCATGCTGCAGTATTGCCAGAAATGACATTGCTGCAGGCGAGATAAGATAATGAGCTATCTGGGAAGTAAGGCCGCCAGCGGCGTTTATCAAAAAATCATCGCGGAAATGCCACCGCATGATACATACATTGAAACCCACCTCGGGGGCGGTGCTGTCATGCTGCGTAAACCGCCCGCCCTGAAAAATTGGGGTATCGATATCGACATGGAAACTATCGAGTCATTCAACAATGACAACCCTGAATTTCTGGATGCCCTGGCCGACAACCTGTTTATAGATATTGGTGATGCCGTCGATTTCCTCCAGGGGTTCGACTTTGCCAGTGCGGGTCAGGTTCTGGTTTATTCCGACCCACCCTATTTGCCAGCAACGAGATCCAGCTCCGCACGGTATCGCCACGAATACACATTAAACGACCATTACCGCCTGTTGCAGTGTCTGTCTTCGTTACCGGAAAACGTTAGCGTCATCGTGTCAGGATATCCGTCGTCCGTTTATGACAACGCGCTGCCCGGTTGGCGTACGCGAGAATTTCAGGCCATGACCAGGGGAGGTGTAAGAACAGAGAAAATCTGGATGAATTTTGCTGCTGGCCGTGCCTATTCACATACGTTTGCGGGAAAAGACTATAACGACCGGAGCCGCATTAAGCGCAAAGCAAAGCGTTGGGCAGATAAATATGCGGCCCTGCCAGCATCGGAGCGCCTGGCGATCATGGTTGCCCTAAACCAGATTGACTCTGCATCCTGATTACATAGCGAGGTTTCCAATGGCGAAAACATCAGCACAGCGCAAAGCCGCGCAACGTGCCCGGCAAACAGCCGCCGGTGAGCAGAAAATTGAAGTGGTGTTGGATGAGCAAGAAAGGGAAATGCTGGCGCGAAACTGCGCCGCGCGCCGACCCGGTAAGGAACCCTACGACACCGGCGAATATATTGCCATGCTGATCCGGCAGGATGACGCCCGCACACGTGGGCGCATTAAATCGATAAGCACCCGGAAATGCAGGAAATGCGGCGACAGCCTCCCGGTTGCGTCGTGCCCATGCCAGGGCGATTCTCAATGCTGGGCTACAAACGGATGGCATGAGATAAAACTCATCATGTGACATGTCACGCGCCCGCGCTTTAGCGGGCATAATTCCCCTTTTCATCAGACGACCAATTTCCACTCAGTCAGTAAGACAAACTTCATATTTTCCGTAGGTGGCTAATAAGTCACACAAAACAGCCATATCAAAAAATGCATTTTCATCCGTAAATCCCCCTTTTCTCTTTTTGCAATTACGTGTTACTGTATGTTTATACAGTATCCTTGCTGGGAGGGATTTCATGGTTGTAGAGGATGTTAGTCGTTTGCAGCATCAGATGGCGTGCGTGCAATTTATTGCAGAAATTTCACTTATTGCAAACTGCAAGCCGTCAGATCTTAAATTGGCCCTGAGTTTAATCGCTGACCTTACACACAATGAAAACGATGAACGCGAAGAGAGTATTTTTTACAGAGCCGAATGAATGGAATACATCACTTTGGATAACAAGAAAAAATTACGAACGGCGCTGATTGCGGATTTCTGGGATAGAGATGTGAGAGAGGGCGAGCATCGGCGCAGTTAATGATAACGCCGCAGCGGCCTAAAACTTGTTTTAGGCCGTTGTGGGGTTGAACAACGAGCGACGCGAGGCGTTAGAGCATGGGTGGTAATCAAGAGCAGAGATTTCAGACCGTGCGCCAAGGCCAGGCGCTACCAAAATATAAACCCGGCGGCTGGGTTTTGTTTCAGCGTGCAGGTTTCACAGACTACTGGCTGGGCCGGACATTTGACGGGTATTTCATGCTCGGGCCTGACCATCCTATCCATGGTAACGAGGCTGACAGATTCATTATCTACTACGAGGCCGAGCAATATCGGCGATCAATACCTGCCGAATATGACCCGCAAATGCCGCTTTTTTGACTCTCGCATGTCGTGCATGACTATGCTGCATGAAAATGAATGATCGGAAAAGGATCGTTCATCCGCTGGCCCGCCTGTCCTGATGGGCTTTGTCGTTATCCATGCACATGCATGAAAAACCATGCATAAAGCGGGCGGGCGTGGCGGGGCTACGAGCGCGCTTTTTGGGGAAGAAGGACGCTATGAGGAGATCTAGATAGTTTTTATATTCCTTTTTAAACCATCTAAATCAGAAGAAGTGAACTATGTTATAGAGAAGGTGTCAACCAATGTGTAAACTGACAAACATTCATTGTGACGGATTAGAACAGGAGGGCGACATGAGACAAGCAAGGATCATGACCAATGCACCCGTTTACTATGCACTAATACAGGCCAAATTTACGCCTGTACCAGCTATGAACAGGTATGTCGAAGATATTCAGGATTCATTACGGTTGCAAGGTTATCCTATGTATCAGGAAACTACAGTGCAACAATTCAAGTTTGAAGTCGGTACTCCGAATGAACAACCCACCACAAACATTGAAATTGTAAAACAGTGGTTCATGACTAACGCCGAATCAAATTCGGGGTTCATTTTGTCTACGGATTCGATAACATTTCAGACGACCGAATATACTTCGCATGTAGAATTCATCAACAATTTTATGCTTGGTCTAGAAAAAGTAATGGCTCATGCACAACCAACATTGATCACACGTTTGGGAATGCGTTACTTGGATGCAGTACTGCCGGAACCAGGGGAAGACATAGAAGATTATCTTTGCGAAGGGTTGCATGGTGTCCAGCTTGATTTGCGCCAGATCCAATCAACAAATGAGCAAGTTTTCCAAACGGAAATCGGCCCTTTGGTATCACATGGCGTAATAGTGACACGCGTTCATAAAATGCATGGGCATCTTTCTTTTCCTCCAGATATGGTACCTAATGGGGTAACAGTAAAAGAACGATTTAAAAGAACCCCCCACCAGTGGCATTGTATTGTAGACACAGACCACTACGCCGAAGGTATGATCAAACCTTCGTTGGAAAATGTGCAAAAGCAACTACAGTCATTATACGAAGTGGTCAGAAAATCGTTTGATCAGATAGTTTCCCCTCATGCTCTCGAGAAATGGAACTAGTAGCAAAGGAGGTCATGTATGCTGGTAGCGTCTACAGGAAGTAATTTTAATCGATTGAATTTTCAGTCGATTATGGGTTTCGGAGATTCCGGGACAGCTTTAACTCATATCCGGGGTACAAGTGCAGGGTACCTTGTAGAAAATATGGCTAAGTGTATTCGATTCTTCGAATCGAAGACCTCTCCAAGCATTATCGTTGAGAGGTTTATGGTAGATTCGTACGATGCGACATCAGCATCGAACGATTTAGATATCAGAACGATTGCAGATCATATGGAAAACATCCGGTCAGTAATCAATCCGTCTATGTCAGAGTTAGCAAAAGATTTAGGGGTGAGCCGCCAAGCCGTTTATAAATGGCTTAGCGGAGAAAGCACACCTGATGACGACATTAAGATGGAATATGTTAAAACGCTCAGTCTGGTTGCGGATGAATTCAAGAGTGCCAATATTACCAATTCAAAAATTTTAGTTAAGATGAAAGCTTTTGATGGTAAATCCCTGATGAACCTCATCAAGGAAGGTGCCGAATGGCAAGGTCCAATTGACCTTTTGATAAAAGAGGCAAAAATTATGAACCAAGCAACGAAAGCGTCCTCAGAAATTCCAAGCAAGGCCGTCCCGACAGATAGCTGGAAATCATCGATATCAATTCCCGGTTCAGTTATTCAGGAATAGGAATACGTTGGATGCTTGAGTCAGGATCTACTTGGCGTCAAGGCCAAGTGTTAAAACATGAAGATGCGGTGTCCTTAAAACTTCTTGATGCAGAGGACACTGCACATAAGATAATCATGATCACTCATGACTGTGATATACAAAATGACGAAGCTGACTCTGTGCTCGAGTTTATCAAAGGTAAACTTGTTCAACTTGATGGGAATTTCTCTAATGCTAAACATCCAAGGACATTGCATCTAGCGTTAAGTGATGAAATTCACGATGGTTATGCTTTAGAGCTTACTCACGAGCAAAAATTTTTGTTTGAAAGAGCAATTTTTGCAGCCGATGAGGCTGATAAAGAATTTGCAATATCTCCTATAGAAAAACAAGCACTTAAACAGTGGCTTGCAGCAAGATATGGGCGGCCAGCTTTTCCTGATATATTCGAAAAGCGACTTAGAATGACTGAAAATGGGAAAGGTAACCTAATCAGGTCAATTGCAAAAGTCGTAGAGAAAAACGCTAAATTTATTGTAGGTATTTTTTTCGACTTGGGCGAAGATCGGCATGAAGAACTGGACGATGAAACACCTTACGAGCTTCACATTCGTGTAGTTTATGATTCTGTTGAAGGTGCCGGCCAAGGTAGAGAAAACGCTGAGAATATTTGTAAAGAAATAACGGCAAAAATGCATGCTATACATGGAAAACCAGATGAAAGTAAAACAATCGCTCTGGAATCATGTCTTGCTGTAAGTGATCAAGGGTTTTCGCTATACGACCTAAGAAGAATGGACCAATGGAGAGTGGAGTACATTAGCTTACGACCAGCCACACAAGGAGACTTCATCGGACCAGCAATTTAGGCAAAGGCACTCATAGAGTGCCTTTTTTTATTCGATATCCAATAAATATTTATCAAAAACCATAATTTTTTCTTCAAGCCATGTATTTAATTCTTCCATTTTTTTTTGTAATGGTCGTAATTCATTCCTGACAAATACCCGTGCTGATTTTTCTACATCACCAAACCCTCCCGTATTTGTTGGGATGATCCCCATTAATTGTGGTGGGACTCGATGCGCAGCCAACATATCATCACGCGATACATTCTTGATGTTGAGAAATTCATCTTTAGCCGCAACCTCTGACAATGGAATGATCTGAATCCCATCCTTCTTCCCGTTCGGCGAGTACATAAACAGGTTACGAAAGTTACCCGGCCCCTTTGATTTCTTAAGTGCCTCTCGGATGTTGTCGACATCTTCCTGATTTGCCGCCGGGTCGCTCATGTACATGATGAAACCCGCATGGCTACCGTTCAGATAGTATTTACGACGAAACAGCGTGGCAGACTCATTCAGTAATGCCGACGGGATAGCCGACAGATACTGCGGCAGGCCGTACAACTCCTGATTTAAATCCGGCTCCATGAGGTGAAACACCCTGCCCTGCTCAAATGGGTACGGTTCTTTGTTGTACCCATATTGCGCAAACCAGTATTGGTCAGGTTCAACACCGCGTCGGGTATATTTTGCCAGTGCCGGTTGCAGGCTCAACGTCTGTCCGAGGCGATTTACACGTTGTTCGAGGTAAGCATTACCGAATGTCAGAAAATCGAGTGCAAAGCGCGAAAATGCCTGCTGCGACAGGAATCGGTGCGGAATAAACGTACTGGTCAGAATGTTGCACTTAACCTGGATGGCGCTACTGTGATGAACTGCCGCCCGGTAAGTTCGGGCCAGGCCATCCATACTGATCGGCGGTTCATACCAGCGGTCAACCTGAACACATTCGAGATAGTCAAACAGTTCACGCCGGTCGAGCACCGGAATCGGATCGCCGAACGAAAACGCCTCTGCATGGGCAGAACTGGCAGTGTTGGCCATTGTCATTTCGGGTTGGCGCGGTGCGCTTTTCTTTCTGTAATGACGTTTACCCATCAGAAAATCTCCACAATATTTTGGTTGCTGGCGGTGGTTCCTTCCAGCGGTTCGTTAAATAGTGCGTGCATCGTCGCCCAGGCTAAATCGGCGTGGCTGGCTTCTTCGCTGCGTGATGCTTCATAGGTTGGGCGGTTGCCGCTGGCGGTAGTAGCTCGGCGAATTGCCATAAATGACTGCGCAATGTCGGTAAGGCCCGCGTCAAACTCCAGGCGCCGGGCGTTAACAATGTCCCAGGCTTTAAGTACCAGGGCATTTTTCACGTTGGGGTTATAAATAAATTCACGGGCCGCCGGGAAAAATTGCTTCACTGTTTTGTAAACACCATCACCCACGCCGGTAGAGTCAATACCGATGTAGGTCACGTTATAGCGCCTGGTGATCTCTTGTATGGCTGCGGCCTGCGCCCGGAAATCCATTCCGCGCCACTGATGACGTTCAAGAATTCGAAATTTACCGCCAGGAACATCAGGCGGTGCAATGACCACGCATCCTGCGCTATCCCCGTTTGTCGTCCCCTTCGCTGGGTCGTAACCAATCCATACCTGCTTCCAGCCAAACGGGCGGATCAACAGCGGTTCGAAATCGTCCCAGACATCCCAGCTATCGACCATGCATCCCTGCATCATTGCCAGCGGGAATACAGATGCCAGGTCATCCACAAACTGGCACATCAGCAGGTTTTCATACTCATCCGGGCTGTATTCAAGCCGTAGCTGATCGAGGTCAAAAAGGTTACATCCGCCGTTTACGGCATCCTCTATCGTCACAATCTGGCGATATTGCCCGTCCGGGCAACGAACGCCAGCCGCAAGATGGGTATGTGAAAGGTCAAATTCGACGCGGTCCGCTTTAGGGCGGCCCTTGTTGAACAACGCACCGGACCAGAACGGATAAGCGCTGTGCGTCAGGCTGGAAGGGGTTGAAAAATAGGTCTGACGCCATTTTTTATGTAGCGCCATACCCGATGCGACTTTACGCAGCTCCTGAAATTTAGGTATCCAGAAGTATTCATCAAGGTAAAGGTTGCCGTGATAACTCTGCGCGGTGCGGGCATTCGTGCCGAGGAAATACAATGTCGCGCCATTGGGCAGTGTCATTGGGTCGCCTTTCAGGTCAACATCAACCTCTCTGGCAAATTCAATAATGTACTGTTTGAAAACGTGCGCCTGAGCCTTGCTTGCTGAAAGGAAAATCTGGTTTCGCCCGGTTGTAAGTGCGTCAATTAACGCCTCACGAGCAAAATAGTAAGTCGCCCCTATCTGGCGGGATTTCAGCAGATTACGTATACGGTTTTCAACGCCAGCTCGCCACCAGTGCTTCTGGTATTCGAACATCCCAGCCTGAAAAATCTCCTGTAGTTGTTCGATCTGCTCGTCAGTAAAGACATTTTTCTCTGGTGCTTTGCGCGGCCCGCTATTACGGTTGGCAACTTTGGGATTCAGATCGGCTTCATTACCGCCGTTATTGAATTTCCCGATCCTTGCCTGCTGTACTGCCTGTCGCGAAAGCAGATCAATCTCTTTGTAGTCGCGCCCCTCCTTCTGCTGCTTCATAACCAATTGGCAATAGCGCGCCGCCGTTGTGAGCTGCATTTGTTCAAGCGGGCCGATCTCGGCCCATTTGTCACGCTTTTTCCAACTGTGAACAGTTGCGGCTTTCTCGCCCAGCATTTCAGCAATGCGGGCTATGCGTATGCCGCTGAAATACAGGAACATGGCCTGTTTTCGCGGGTCGAGATCGGGATTGATTAGTGTCGGGTTCATGCCGCAAGACTACGGCCCGCTGCTCTCCTTAACCTCTCTGCTAAGTTGTGCCATTTTCCCCACAATGGCCCCGCGTTGTTTATCACTCCCCATCGCCGCAAACATAAGGCTCTGAACATGTTACGAAACAACCGGAGCCGGAGAGATGGCAAAAAAATCAAAGCGTTTTCGTGTCGGGGTAGAAGGTGCCACGACTGACGGGCGCACTATTGAGCGCGACTGGTTAACGCAGATGGCTGAAACCTATGACCCGACGGTATATACCGCCCTGGTCAATATGGAACACATCAAGGGTTATACCGCTGACAGTCAATTTCGCCGCTACGGGAAAGTAGACGAGCTCGAAGCTACTGAAATTTCCGAAGGTCCGCTGAAAGGAAAAATGGCGCTTTATGCATGGATATCTCCTACTGATGACCTCGTCGCACTCACGGACAAATGGCAAAAACTTTTCACCTCCATGGAGGTAAATCCTGCTTTCGCCGACAGCGGAAAAGCCTATCTGGTTGGACTGGCTGTTACCGATGATCCTGCAAGTCTTGGTACGGAAATGTTGCAGTTCAGCGCAACAGCACCGGTAAACCCACTGGCGCGTCGCAAACTCGACACAGGGAATCTCTTCACCGCAGCAGAAGAAACTGTGATCGAGTTTGAGGATGTAACCGACTCAGTCAGCATTCTGGAACGTATCAAAAGCCTGTTTTCTGCAAAAGCGACCAGTGACGATAAACGTTTTTCTGATGTGCACCAGGCAGTTGAAGTCGTTGCGTTGGAGCATCAGACGCTTTCAGAAAGCGTGACCTCACTAAGTGAAAAACAGATCGGCTATGCCCGGCAGCTTGAAACGCTATCAAAAGAATTTACCGAACTGAAAACCCAGCTTTCCATTCAGGACAGTCGAAGCGATTTTCGCCCGCAGGCAACGGGTAGCGGCAATCACAACGAAAACCTGACCAACTGCTGACGGAGCAACTGCGTAATGAAAAAAGAAACCCGCTTTAAATTCAATGGCTATCTGACGCAGTTAGCAGAGCTGAATGGTATTACTGCCGACGATGTCGCGAAAAAATACACTGCCGCGCCATCAGTGGCACAGACGCTGGAAACCAAAATTCAGGAATCTTCCAGCTTCTTGCAAAAAATCAATATTATCCCAGTGGATGAGCAATCCGGGGAACGTCTCGGTCTCGGCATCGGCGCAACTATCGCGGGAACCACTGACACCACCCAGAAAGACCGCGAGCCTACCGACCCAACCTACATTGACGGCGAAGGTTACAAATGCACGCAGACCAACTTTGATACCGCCCTGCCGTATCAGAAGCTGGATTTGTGGGCTAAGTTTCAGGATTTTCAGACCCGCATCCGCGACGCTATCATCCAGCGCCAGGCGCTTGACCGCATCATGATCGGTTTCAATGGTGTGAAGCGTGAAAAAACCTCTGACCGTGTGGCGAATCCTTTACTCCAGGACGTGAATATCGGCTGGCTTGAAAAAATTCGCCAGGAAAAACCCGTTCAGGTACTGGATAAAGTTATCGGTGAAGATGGCCAGGTAATTTCACAGGTGATCCGTGTTGGCAAAGCAGGCGATTTCAAAAATCTCGATGCGTTGGTAATGGGTGCGGTTAATGAAAAAATTGCTGCATGGTATCAGGAAGATACTGAACTGGTCGTGATTTGTGGTCGCGCTCTGCTGGCTGACAAATATTTCCCGATCGTCAACCGCGACCAGCCTAACAGCGAATCACTCGCAGCAGATCTTATTATCAGCCAGAAGCGTATCGGCAATCTGCCTGCGGTCCGGGTGCCGTTCTTCCCGGCCAATGCCATGCTGATCACCCGCCTTGATAACCTCTCCATTTACTGGCAGTCCGAAACCCGCCGTCGCTCGGTTATCGATAATCCAAAACGTGACCGTGTGGAGAATTTCGAATCCATCAATGAAGCCTATGTTGTTGAAGATTATGACTGCGCGTGCCTGATTGAGAATATCGAAATGCTGTCCGAACAAGCCGACGGTAATTCCGGCGTACCGCTGACAACTGAAAACATCCAGGAAATCGTTTCTGCTGCGGTTCAGGGTGTATTGAGTGGTCAGGCCTCGACAGGTAATGCGGGTTCCGGGGCGTAACGATGAATCCGTTTCGAACGCATACGCAGTATATCCAGGCACAGGAGGCCGCCCGTCAGGGCGGTAATGCCACCGCGGCATTGTCTGGCTATAACCGGATGTTGTTGCAGCTCTCCGAGCATCGCCGGCGCCTTAAAGGCGTGCAGTCTAATGAACGCAAAGCCGCACTGAAACGTGAGTTTCTTCCTGCCTATGCCGCCTGGGTGGCCGGGTTACTTGAGGCAAACTCAGCGAATCAGGACGATGTCGCGATGTTCATTATGATCTGGCGTATCGACGCCGGGGATTATACCGGCGCACTCGATATCGCCCGTCACGCGGTAAAGCACGGCTGGGTGATGCCGGACCGTTTCAACCGAACAACCGGAACCGCCATTGCCGAAGAATTCTCTGACGTTGCTATGCGCGCTTTCACAGCAGATGAAGAATTTAGCGCTGCCATTCTGACACAGGTTGTTGACCTGGTTGATGACGAAGATATGCCTGACCAGTCCCGCGCACGTCTTTTTAAAGCAATGGGCTATGCCTTACGGGCCAACGATCAGGCTGTCGCTTCACTGAATTACCTCAAACGGGCTGTTCAACTGGATAACAACATCGGCGTAAAAACTGACATCAAACAACTTGAGGCCCGTTTACGTAAAGCCGTGACGGGTTAATGAATCGTGCCCACGCGCGGGGCGGCACGGGGTGGAGACAGGCTTTCAGCCGCATCAAAACCCCGTCCACCGCCCAACTATCGGGGAAAACAATGAACATGAAATTCGTTTCGCCAGAACCGGCGAAAGAGAGCGCGCAGGACGTTATCAAAAACACCTTCTTTTGGCCTGAAATCCGACCCGCAGATTACCGGGCGTCTATGAGAACAGACGGCACAGTTACGCCTGAGCGGCTTCGTTCTGCGCTGTTGACGGCAATTTCAGAGGTCAACGCCGAGCTGTACACATTCCGCGAAAAACAGATGGCACGCGGACTGGAGACACTGGAACAGGTTCCCGCCGAGAAGATCGACGGTGAAAGCGAACGGGTCCGGCTTTACCGCTGCGCCGTTTTTGGCTGGGCAAAAGCCAGTCTGATCGAGCGTTACCGGGATTTTGACTCAACTGGTGAAGGAAACAAAAAGGCTGATGAGCTGGAAACATCGCTCGGCGATGTTTGGCGTGACGTGCGCTGGGCATTATCGCGGCTTCGTGATCTGCCACATATGACAGTAGAGCTGATTTGATGAAAGTCCGGGCACAGCAATCAGACACAGTGGATGCCATTTGCTGGCGCTACTACGGCAATACACAGGGCATGACGGAAATCGTGTTAAACGCGAACCCCGGCCTTGCCGATATGGGGCCAGTGCTGCCGCATGGTCTGGAAATTGAATTGCCTGAGCAGGCATCGTCATCAACGGTCACACAGACCATCAAGCTGTGGGAGTAGTGGAATGAACGCAGAACGCATCAACGCAGCAATTACTTATGCAATCGCGGTTTTTCTGGCATGGCTGGGCGATTTTTCTGTGAAAGACCTCAGTTCTGTTTTTGCAATGCTGATCGGTGCATGTACCTTCGCTGTTTACTGGTATTACCGCCGTAAAACCTTTCAGCTCCTGGCCGCCGGTAAAATCTCTGCGGAGGACTACGAGCGTGCAAATCGTTAAACGCTGTATCGCGGCGGTGATCCTGACGATTGCCGCAACACTCCCCTCATATCAGTTACTGCAAACCTCACCGGAAGGCTTGCGACTCATTGCCGATTATGAGGGCTGCCAGCTCACCCCTTACAAATGCAGTGCCGGAGTATGGACCAGCGGGATCGGACATACGGCAGGTGTTAAGCCCGGTCAGACAGTCAGCGAACGTCAGGCCGCAGATAATTTTGTGACAGATGTATTGCTGGTTGAACGTCGCCTGGCTGTTTGTGCGCTGGTCAAAATGCCGCAGTCAGTCTATGACGCACTGGTCAGTCTGTCTTTCAATGTCGGGACCGGAGCAATCTGCCGGTCAACCATGGTGGAACTTCTCAAACGCCAGCAGTGGTGGCAGGCCTGTAATCAATTGCCGCGCTGGGTCTATATCGATGGTGTCAAAAGTGCCGGACTGGAAAAGCGCCGCGCGCGTGAGTTAGCCTGGTGCATTAAGGGAGTCGGCCAATGATGTTATCACGCGGCATGATTGGCTTTATGGCGATGTTGCTTGTGCTGTTGGCTTTTTTGGGCTGGCAGCTTCTCCGGGCGCATGAAACCATTGGCGAAAACGAGCAAATAATTGCGACTAAAGCGGCCGACTTATCACGTGCAAACAGTCAGCTCATCGCTACCAATATGTTGAACCGTATGAATGACGCATACCAGGCCGGGTTACAGCAAAAGTCATCCGGTATCGAATCTGCATCAAATCTTCGCGCAGCCAACGTCAAGAAGGTCATCAATGATAAACCAGAAAATAGCGCCTGGGCTGGCTCTGCTTTGCCTGCTGACATTATCCGGTTGCACACCAGACCGGCAATTGTCGGGGCCGACGCTTACCTTCAGTACCTGTCCGAAAGTGACGCGGTGCGTATTACAGGCCAGTGATCCCGCAACGAATGGTGAGCTTGCAGCAGCCAAAGACCAGGCTGAAAAAGACTGGGCGTTGTGCGCTGCGAAAGTAGACATGATAGTGGACTGTCAGGAGAAAACCGATGAACAAGCCCGACTCACTGCGGCAGGTGTTAAACCAGGGCATTGAATATCTGGCAAGAAATCCTGATGCACTGCAACTTTATGTTGATAAAGGAGCGGTGGTTAGCTCAGGTGTACCCGCAAACGGCTGGGAATATCGCTACACCTTAAACGTAGTAATAACTGATTACGCCGGCGATCAAAATATCGTGATGGCAGTAGTCTGCAACTGGTTGTCCAGCCACCAACCTGATGCGCTGAATAACCCGGAACTCAGGGAAAAAGTTTTCCGCTTTGAAGTCGATATCCTGCGTAATGATCTCGTGGATATCGCGATTTATCTTACCCTCACAGAGCGTGTCATTATTACGGAAAGTGGAGGCATAGCGACCGTTACCGCAGCCAATGAACCGGATGAGCCTGAAATCTGGCTGGATCATCGCCATGGATAATATCGTCCATGTCGAGTACTGGATTAACGCGCTGTTGGAAAAGTTGACCGCACAACAGCGGCGCAAGCTCCTGCGTGATGTGGCAACCCGGCTGCGTCAGCAACAGCAAAAAAACATCCAACAGCAGAAAAACCCTGATGGCAGCGCATTTGAGCCAAGAAAATCCCAGCTACGAACGAAAAAAGGGCGAATCAAAAGACAAATGTTTTCAAAAATGCGCACGATGCGGTACATGAAAACTCAAATCACTGAGAACACCGCCGGTGTTGAATTTGATGCGAAAGCCCGTCGTATAGCCCGCATCCATCATTACGGTTTGCGCGACCGGGTAAGCAAAAAAGGCCCGGAAATCACTTACCCCACCCGTCAATTGCTTGGCATTTCAGACGTATCAAATGAACTGATCACCGATCTGATCCTGGAGCACCTTTCTCGTTAATTGTCTGGTTCTTCCTACAACGGCAGGCACTAAACGTGCCTGCTGCCTACTGGAATACTCACCATTATGAAACCGAACTCTGAAAACTCCCTAGCTGAGTTATATCGCCTGTTACTCAATATCGTACGCACCGGCGTTGTGACAGAAGTCGACGCCGATGAATGGTTATGCCGCGTACAGACAGGCGATCTCGAAACAACCTGGCTGAACTGGCTCACTATGCGAGCGGGTAAATCACGCACATGGTGGAAACCGTCCGTTGGCGAGCAGGTACTTTTGCTATCGATTGGCGGCGATCTCACCACGGCGTTTGTGTTGCCGGGCATCTATTCCAACGACGCTCCTCCCCCTTCCACATCGGAAGAGGCGATGGTGATGTCATTTCCTGATGGGGGCTGGCTTGAGTATGAGCCTGAGACGGGCCAATGGTTAATCAAAGCCGCGTCAAGTGTGGTTATTAACGCCCCCGACAGTATCGAAATAACAACAACAAATCTCAAAATTTCGGCAGCCAAAACGAGCATTAATGGCACGGTAGAGCAGAGCGGCGGCAACATGTCATCTAATGGCATCGTTGTTCACACCCATAAACACGGGGGTGTAAGCAGCGGTGGTTCAAATACAGGTGGCCCGGCATGATGTATCTCGGCATGAACCAACAAAGCGGCGCTGCTATCACCGATCTGGAGCACATTCGCCAGTCTGTGCGCGATATTCTCATTACACCGGTAGGCTCACGCATTAACCGCCGTGAGTATGGCTCCTTACTTTTTTCCCTCATTGATTCCCCCCAGAACACGGCAAACCGACTGCGTGTGTATGCGGCAGTCTACAGCGCACTGAATCAATGGGAGCCACGCATCAGATTAAGCAGCATTTCTATCGAGACCACGGCAGACGGAAAGATGGTTATTGAGTTAACAGGCTGGCGCGCTGACGGCTCGCCGTTGAATGTCAGTGTTGATGTGGGGGTCTGATGAGCACAGTAGATTTATCGCAGTTGCCCGCACCGGAGATCATCGACGTCCCGGATTTTGAAATCCTGCTGGCTGCGCGTAAAGCGGAACTCATCGCGCTCTATCCACGAGATGAGCAGGAATCCGTTACACGAGTGTTGGCACTGGAATCTGAACCAATGGTGAAAATCCTCCAGGAAAACACTTACCGCGAAATTCTTTTACGACAGCGTATCAACGAAGCGGCACAGGCGGTCATGCTGGCCTATGCACTGAATACAGACCTTGACCAGCTCGGCGCCCTGTTCAACGTTGAACGACTGACAGTCACGCCAGCCGATACGGCGGCAGTACCGCCGGTCGATGCAGTAATGGAGGCTGATGATGACCTGCGCGCTCGCGTGCAATCCGCATTTGAAGGGCTTTCAGTTGCCGGACCAACCGCAGCTTACGAGTTTCATGCACGTAGCGCCGATGGACGCGTTGCAGACGTAACAGCAACAAGCCCATCACCTGCGCAGGTTGTTGTAACCGTACTGGGTCGCGATGGTGACGGAACGCCACCCGCTGATCTCGTCGATGCTGTTGCAACGGCTTTGAATGACGAGACTATCAGGCCGGTTGCTGATCGTCTCATAGTCCAGGCCGCGCAAATTGTGCCCTATAAAATTGCAGCCACGCTTTATTTCTACCCTGGGCCAGAAGCTGAACCCATCATTGCCGCCGCAAAAACTAGGCTCCAGAGCTATATAGCCAGTGTGCAGCGCCTGGGGCGCGATATCCGACGCTCAGCAATTTACGCAGCGTTACACGTTGAGGGAGTGCAGCGCGTCGAACTGACTTTTCCAGCCGCCGACGTGGTGCTGGATAAAACGCAGGCGTCATGGTGTACAGACTGGTCGGTAACAGGCGGGGGCACAGATGAATAACAGTTTGTTACCCACCGGCTCCAGCGCGCTTGAGCGCCGCTTAGCACAGGTATGCAGTGGTATCAGCGGGCTGGATGTCCCGTTACGTGATCTGTGGAACCCGGCGGCCTGCCCCGCCAGCTTTTTGCCCTATCTCGCCTGGGCGTTTTCGGTTGATCGCTGGGATGAGAGCTGGTCAGAGAGTTTAAAACGCCAGGTTATTCAGGATGCTTTCTATATTCATCAGCACAAAGGCACCATCAGCGCTATCCGCCGTGTGGTTCAGCCATTTGGCTTCCTCATCCGAGTAATTGAATGGTGGCAGAACGGCGACCCGCCAGGCACGTTCAGGCTGGATATCGGTGTTCAGGAACAGGGTATTTCAGAAGAAACGTATGCCGAACTGGAACGATTGATCAGTGATGCAAAACCATGCTCCCGGCACATGTTGGGTATGAGTATAAATCTGCAAAGCCAGGGGAAAATAAACACAGGGGTTGGGTGCTATACCGGCGAAACGTTGACGGTTTACCCCTACATGCCGGAAACAATTCAGGTCGGCGGTACGCCGTGGACAGGTGCGGCTATCCACACAATCGATACGATGAGGGTACAAAATGGCGGCTAAATATTTCGCACTGTTAACCGAGCGCGGCGCGGTAAAAATTGCGCAAGCTACAGCGTTGGGGACACAGGTAAAAATCACCCAGATGGCGATAGGTGACGGCGGCGGTTTTCTACCGGTCCCGTCTTCATCACAGACAAAACTGGTCAATGAGCGCCGTCGTGCTGTGGTTAATTCACTGAATATCGACCCATTGAACAGTAGTCAGATTATTGCAGAGCAGATTATCCCGGAAGATGAGGGAGGCTTCTGGATACGTGAAATTGGTCTGTATGACGACGCGGGAGAACTTATCGCAGTTGCTAACTGCGCGGAAACATACAAGCCAGTGCTTTCTGAGGGGTCAGGCCGTACACAGGTTATACGCATGGTGCTGATCGTCAGCAGTACTGACGCCGTGACACTGAAAATAGACCCGTCCGTAGTACTGGCTACGCGCAAATACGTTGACGATCAGGACACAGCGGGGCGCGCGTATACTGATAATTTGATGTCTATCCATATCAACGCGGTAGACCCCCACCCGCAGTATGCGCCACGTGCCAGCCCGGTTTTTACTGGCACTCCTAAAGCCCCAACGCCTGTCCCAACAGCAAATGACACCTCACTGGCAACCACGGCATTTGTTAAAGCGGCGCTGGCCTCGTTAATTGGTTCAGCTCCTACGGCACTGGACACCCTGAACGAACTGGCCGCCGCGCTGGGGAATGATGCGAATTTCGCAGCAACTATGACCAGTCTTTTGGCAAATAAACAGCCGCTAAACAGCACCCTCACGGCATTATCGGGAAAAGATGTCGCAGGGTTGCTGAAATATCTTGGGCTGAACGAAACAGGCGGTGCATTTCAGGCCGTGGGTAGTTATCAGTTGGGAGGAATGATTTTTAAGTCCGGCAGTAATTCAGCGACCGTTACAAACAGCGGTTACGAGTTTAAGTTTCCAACGCCCTTCCCTAACACCTGCTATGCACTTGTTGTTACCGGCTGGCAAAACCCGCTTGGTCATATGGGCAGGAACAATATTGGTGCAACGATTTTAAAGGGTAGCGCTAATGACACCATCGGCTTTGACTGGATTGCAATGGGGGTTTGAAAATGCCGGGTTACGTATGGTCAGCACAAAATAACGCATTTTTTGAAATTGCTCAGCTTGAACGATATCGTGAAGCTGGCTGGAATTTAACTGACATTATTGAAATCTCCGATGAAATCTTCGCTGAATATACCTCATATGTTGATGGCAAAGTGCGGATTGTTTCAGGCGGTTTACCAGCCTGGGGTGATATCCCGCCCCCCACCCAGGAGCAATTAATTGCAGATGCTGAGAAGAAAAAATCAGCATTACGCACGACGGCAGATGCCGAAATTGCCTGGCGTCAGGATGCCGTCACGGCGGGCATCGCCACGGATGATGAGATAGCTGAACTCGCAGCATGGAGAAACTACAGGGTGTTATTAATGCGGGTTAAAACATCCAACCCCGAGTGGCCTCCCTTGCCTGCTTAATGCGCTTAATCCGGTAAGTAATGAGCTGCAGCATGGTCAAAAGTGACGTTACTCGATACGCTGTCCACCACGGCTAAAAATGACCATGTTGCAGTTTCCCATTGTACGAAAGCCCGCACAACGCCACGCAGATGCGCAATTCTGGCGCACCTCCCAACATAGCGAAGCACACCACATGTGGAGATTCGCTAAATGGCTCAGGATTATCATCACGGCGTCCGCGTTGAGGAAATCAACGACGGGACCCGCTCAATTACAACAGTCAGTACCGCAATTGTCGGTATGGTCTGCACAGCAGACGACGCCGATGCATCAACATTCCCGTTAAACACACCGGTACTTCTCACCGATGTACTGACCGCCAGCGGTAAAGCGGGTGAATCTGGCACATTGGCACGCTCGCTGGATGCTATTGCCGATCAGACCAAACCCGTGACCGTCGTAGTACGCGTTGCCCAGGGTGAAACCGAAGCCGAGACCACGGCGAATATCATCGGTGGTGTGACCGCCGAAGGTAAACGTACTGGCATGAAAGCGCTACTGGCAGCAAAGGCCAAATGCGGGGTGAAACCGCGTATTCTCGGCGTCCCCGGTCATGATACCCAGGCTGTTGCAACAGAGCTGCTGAGTGTTGCACAGAGCTTACGCGGCTTTGCTTACCTTTCTGCGTATGGTTGCAAAACTGTCGAGGAGGTTATCGCATACCGTGCCAACTTCGGACAGCGCGAAGGTATGCTGATCTGGCCTGATTTCATCAATTTCGACACGGTAACACAGGCAGACGCCACGGCGTACGCTACCGCCCGCGCACTCGGTATGCGGGCAAAAATCGATAACGACACCGGCTGGCATAAGAGCCTCTCCAATGTCGCAGTAAGCGGAGTAACCGGGATCAGCGCCGATGTTTTCTGGGATTTACAGGACCCGGCGACGGATGCCGGTCTGCTGAACCAGAACGACATCACCACGCTGATCCGTCAGGACGGCTATCGCTTCTGGGGTTCCCGCTGCCTGAGTGATGATCCACTCTTCGCCTTTGAAAACTATACCCGCACCGCTCAGGTGATCGCGGACACCATCGCAGAGGCGCATATGTGGGCGGTGGATAAACCACTGAACCCGTCCCTAGCCCGCGACATCATCGAAGGTATTCGTGCGAAATTCCGGAGCCTCGTGGGCCAGGGCTACATCATCGGCGCTAACGCCTGGCTGGATGAGTCCGTGAACGACAAAGACACGCTCAAGGCGGGCAAACTCACCATCGACTATGACTATACCCCCGTCCCGCCGCTGGAAAATCTGATGTTGCGCCAACGTATCACCGATCAGTATCTGGTTGATTTCGCAAGCCAGGTCAGCGCGTAAGGAGAAAGCACATGGCATTACCTCGCAAGTTAAAACACCTGAATTTGTTCAACGACGGCAACAACTGGCAGGGGATCGTCGAGTCGTTAACGCTGCCGAAGTTTACACGCAAATTTGAGAAATACCGTGGCGGCGGTATGCCTGGCGCGGTCGACATCGACATGGGGCTGGATGACGGCGCGCTGGACACTGAATTTTCTATCGGAGGCATGGAGGCTTTGTTATTCAAGCAAATGGGCACAGCGACAGCCGACGGTATTCAGTTGCGCTTTACCGGGTCCATCCAGCGTGACGATACCGCCGAAGTACAGGCCGTGGAGTTAGTCGTGCGTGGTCGTCATAAAGAGATCGACGGTGGCGAATTGAAAACCGGCGAAAGCAACACGACGAAGGTATCCAGCGTCAATACATACGCAAAACTGACCATTAACGGTGAGGTTTGCTATGAGGTGGACGTATTGAATATGGTCGAAATCGTTAATGGCGTCGATCTGATGGAAGCGCATCGTAGCGCGCTTGGCCTCTGATAATTCCGGTGCGCTTAGTCGCACCGCATATTCTCTGTTTTCTGAATGGAATGAAAAATGAAAAACGAAACTGCTGATGTAACTGTTATTTCAACTGAAAAAAACGTTGAACTCGACACTCCTATCCAACGCGGTAATCAGCTTATCGAAAGCGTAGTGATCCGCAAACCCCAGGCGGGCGCATTGCGAGGTACTCGTTTACAGGCATTGATGGATATGGATGTAAACGCAATGACTGTTGTATTGCCTCGCGTCACAACCCCTGCCCTGACGCCCACCGAAATCAATCAGATGGATCCGGCAGATCTGCTCACTCTGTCCGTTGAGGTGGTCTATTTTTTGTTGAAGAAATCGGTGATTGCCGATTCCCCGACAGCCTGACGGTAGAAGATTTGGTGGCAGACATCGCCACCATCTTTCACTGGACGCCACCTGTTACGGACGTGATGTCACTCACTGAGTTGCTGGAGTGGCGACATAAGGCGATTTTACGTAGCGGGGCATCAGATGAGTGATAAGAATCTCCGGTTGCAGGTAGTTTTAAGCGCGGTCGATAAACTGACCCGCCCTTTCAAAGAGGCGCGCGCCAGCACAAAAGAGCTGGCTGCCGCCGTCAAAGCGTCCCGCGATGCGCTGAAATCTCTCGACGACGCCGGAACAAAACTAAACAGTATCGGCACGCTGACAGCGTCGATTGGTCGTCTTGATACCGAACTGGAAAAAGCCCGCCTGCGCGCGCAAATGATGACGCGCGAACTCTCCGGGCTGGAGAATCCGACAAAGAAACAGACCAAAGCCGTTGATGACCAATGGCGCGCCGTCTCACGCCTGGAAACCCAGCAGGAAAAAGAGACACAACAGCTCGGCACGCTCCGCGCCGAACTCTACCGCATGGGGATATCGTCAAAAGACGCAGCGGGCGCGACGGAACAAATCAGGACGCAGACGGCCAGGCTTAACACGGAACTGGCAGAGCAGGAGGCTCGGCTTAAGCGTGCCGGGGAGCAACAGCGTCGGTTATCAAACGCCCGCAACCAGTACAGCAAGACACTTGAAGTCAGGGACCGCATCGCCGGGGCGTCAGCAACAACCACAGCGGCAGGCGTAGGAATAGGCGCACCGGTCGTTGCTGCGGTGAAGGACTACGCACAATTTGAGGACGCCATGAAAGGCGTAGCAAAACAGGTGAATGGGCTGCGTGATGATAAAGGAAACCGCACTGACAAGTTTTATGAAATGCAGAAGGAAATTAAGACGGCCGCCGAAAAGTTGCCGATGGAAAACGGCGCGATTGACTATGCCCATTTGGTTGAAGGTGGTGCGCGAATGGGCATCGGTAAAGATGCCAAAACGTGGGAAGAACTGAAATCCGATCTGCTCAGCTTCGCATCCGTGTCGGCAAAGGCTTCTACGGCGTTTGAATTGCCTGCCGACCAGCTTGCTGAAAATATGGGGAAGATTGCCCAGCTTTACAAGATTCCGACCAAAAACATAGAGCAGCTCGGGGATGCAATAAATTACCTGGACGATAACGCCATGTCCAAAGGCGCAGACATCATTAACGTCATGCAGCGTATGGGTGGTGTGGCTGACAAACTCGACTTTCGAAACGCCGCCGCACTCGGCTCTACCTTCCTAAGTCTGGGCGCCGCGCCAGAAGTGGCAGCCAGTGCCGCAAATGCCATGGTGCGAGAGCTGTCGATTGCCAGCATGCAGTCTAACCGCTTCATGGATGGCATGGACACATTAAAGCTTAAACCTGAAAAGCTTGAGAAAGACATGGCGAAAGACTCCATGGGAACCATCATTAAGGTGCTGGAAATGATTAATAAGCTGGCCCCTGATAAGCAAATGAACGTCCTGACTCAACTGTTTGGCAAAGAGTACGGTGATGATGCTGGTAAGCTAGCGAACAACATGGGTGAGCTGTACAAACAACTGGCTTTAGTTAAAGGGAAAGCTTCAGAAGGGTCGATGCAAAAAGAGTCTGATATCAACGCAGACTCGCTTTCAGCGCAATGGATGCTGGTCAAAGCAGGGACACAGAACACAATGAGCAGTCTGGGTGAAAGCCTTCGCGGCCCGCTGATGGACATCATGCATATGATGCAATCCGTCACCGAATCTGTCAGACGATGGATCGAAGCTAACCCGAAACTGGCTGGCGCAATCATGAAAGCCACCGCTGCCATGGCGGTGCTGCTGGTTATTCTCGGTACGCTCGGCATCGCAGTTGCTGCCGTACTTGGCCCGCTGGCGCTGGCTCGGCTGAGTCTGAATATTCTCGGTATCAAATCCCTGCCTGTGCTCTCGGCGGCGGCACAGCGAACAGGCAACATTCTGTCCTGGCTAGGATCGGCGCCATTGAAAGTGTTACGCAGTGGGTTACGTGGTGCGTCGGGTAGCACCGGGTTACTGACAGCCCCATTGACCGCGCTACGTGCCACCGCCGGAGTTACCGGAAATGCCCTGTCAGCGATTGCGGGCGTGCCTGCTTCACTTTTCCGTGGGGCGATGTCCGGTCTGTCTGCCGTCCTGGGTGTTTTTCTCAACCCGCTGAGTTCTCTGGGTCGCCTTCTGAGTGTGCTGGCATCCGGTCCTATTGCAGTATTACGCATCGCGCTGATGGGTATTTCGACCCTTCTGGGGGTCCTGCTCAGCCCTATAGGCCTAGTTGTTGCAGCACTTGCATCGGTGGCGCTGGTCATCTGGAAATACTGGGAGCCAATCAGCGCTTTTCTGTCAGGTGTCGTAGAGGGTTTCAAAGCCGCTGCCGCCCCCATCGAACAGGCTTTTGCCCCGGTTCGCCCTGTGTTTGAGTGGATAGGTGACAAGATTCAGGCACTGTTTGGCTGGTTCAGGGATTTACTGACGCCGGTAAAATCCACCGCAGAAGAACTGAACAACGCCGCATCGATGGGCCGGGCTTTTGGTCAGGCACTGGCTGACGGGTTGAATATGGTCATGCATCCGCTGGACACGCTCAAAGAGGGCATAAGCTGGCTGCTTGAAAAGCTGGGGATTGTTCAGGAAAAATCAACGAATCTGCCAAAAGTGGATGAAAGCACCAGGCCTGGCCCCTCTCCGATTCCAGCGCCTGGCGGTTACAGTAATTACGGGATAGCAACACCGGGGAAATACACCTACCAGCCGTATGAAATTCCAATGCACGATAATGGCGGCTTTATTCCCTCTGGTCGGGTTGGCATCGTCGGGGAGTATGGCCCGGAGATGGTAAATGGCCCGGCCAATATTACCAGTCGTCGCAAAACAGCAGCATTAGCCGCTGCGGCGGCCGGCGCCTATAACAACGGCGACGCCTCACAGCTTACCGCCGCGCGAATGCTGGCCCCAATTCGCCTCCAGGCAGAAACCCGCACCGCAGAACCTCTCATGATGCAGTCACTGTCCGACGATTCATTAGGTATACGAAACCGTGCGGCGGCATTAGCTACAGCAACGATGTTAGCGATGGGAAGCCTTGCGCAGCCCGTCGCCGCTAAACCGCTGCATCCGTTCAGCTTGCCCGCCAGTGAATACCGGGAAGCGACTCAAGCACATGGTGGTAGTCAGGCTAACGGGTTCATTCAGCCTGCGCCAGTTCAGGCAGTTTTCCATATTAACCAACTACCCGGCGAAAACGCAGATGACCTGGTTGACCGGGTACTGCGAAAACTGGAAGACACGCAACGCAGAGAGGCAGCCGCACGTCGTGGCAGATACAGCGATACGGGAGATTTTTCATGATGATGGTGTTGGGGTTCTTTGTGTTTATGCTGAAAACAATACCCTTTCAGCAGTTGCAGCAACAACAGCAATGGCGGCACGCCAGTAACAACCGCGTGGGGAAGCGCCCGACAATGCAATTTCTGGGGCCGGATTCCGACAGCATCACACTGTCCGGCGTGCTGATGCCGTCGGTAACTGGTGGCAAGCTGTCTTTGCTTGTGCTGGAGCAAATGGCAGAAACCGGGCGCGGCTGGCCGCTGATACGTGGTGACGGGACGATTTACGGTATGTTTGTTATTTCCGAAATAGGCAAAACAGAAACCGACCAAGTCAGCAGCGGTGCGCCGCGCAAAATAGATTTCACCATCAAGCTAACACGGATGGACGAATCACTGACACAAATGCTCGGGGATCTGTCAGGGCAGCTTTCAGAACTCAAGGATAACGCTATAAGTGCCGCCAAAAACGCTGCAAGTTCAGTAACAAATAGCGTCGGGAGTCTTCTGCAATGACAGAAATGACAATGTTGTCCGGAATTGAAGTCGTACCAGATTATCGGATACGGGTCAGCAATAAAGACATTACCGCCGATCTCTCGCCCCGGCTGATCTCGCTGACGCACACTGACAACCGCGGATTTGAAGCCGACCTGCTGGACATTGAGCTGGACGACGCCGACGGCCTGCTGGAAATGCCGGTTCGTGGCGCGGTACTTTCACTGGCCTTGGGCTGGAAAGGCCAGGCACTGGAGGTCAAAGGGGATTTTACCGTTGATGAGATCGAGCACTTTGGAGCGCCGGACCGCATCAGCGTGCGCGCTCGCAGTGCCGATTTCCGGCAGACGCTCAATATCAAACGGGAGAAATCCTGGCATAAAACGACAATAGGCCAGGTTATGCAGGAGATAGCCGCCCGGCATAAGCTAAAAGTCGCTGTGGGTAAGGATATGGCGGCCCAGGAAGTGGATCACATCGACCAGACAAATGAATCTGACGGGTCATTCCTGGCGCGCCTCGCGAAGATGTACGGGGCAATAGCAGCAGTAAAATCCGGGAATCTGATGTTCATCCGGCAGGGCCAGGGGAAGTCTGCCAGCGGTCAGGCACTGCCGGTCGCTACCATCATCCGCAACTCTGGTGATCAGCACCGGTTCAGCATTATCGACCGTAGCGCCTATACGGGCGTAGTGGCATCCTGGCTTCATACCAAGGAAGCCACAAAGAAACCGACAGTGAAGGTTAAGCGCCGTCGACGGAGGAAGACCACGGCCAAAACTAAAACGCCTGAGGCTAAACAGGGTGAGTATCTGGTTGGCAGTGATGAAAATGTCCTGGTCCTGAGTCGTACTTACGCCAACAAGAGCAATGCGGAACGTGCAGCAAAAGAGCACTGGTCGCGTATCCAGCGCGGTGTCGCATCATTTTCTATCACCCTTGCTATGGGTCGCGAAGAGCTTTTCCCAGAGCAGCCCGTCAGAGTTTCCGGGTTCAAACCGGTCATTGATACCGCCGATTGGATTATCACAACTGTCACTAACACGATTAATGACAGCGGCTTTACCACAGCGCTAGAACTGGAAGTGAAAATTTCCGATTTGGATATGGAATAACGAAGCGGTTTAACTTTGCAAGTTTAACGAGTAATATTCTCAAAAATGCAAAATGGAGATGCCTGTTATGATGAATTGCCCGCTTTGCGGTAGTGCCGCGCACACCCGGTCTTCGTTTCAGGTGTCCACCCAAACGAAAGAACGTTACAACCAGTGCCAGAACGTGGAATGCGGTCATACATTTGTCACGCATGAGACATTCGTCAGATCGATTAATAAGCCCACTCTGGTAACAACCGCCCCACCTCACCCGAAATCCGGCGGACAAACGCACATGTCATTCTGAAAGAGACCCGCGAAAGCGGGTTTTTTTATAGCTGAACCCGGTGTCCACAGAGTCCACCGTCCACAGTTTCTGTGGGCAATTTGTGGACATACCACAATAAAAAAGGGGTTGGCATGAAGCCAACCCCTTGTTTTTACACAATAACTTTGGATGTCGCGAAAGCGAATCTTAGTTAAGACGCTCTTTGATACGAGCAGACTTACCAGTGCGCTCACGCAGGTAGTACAGTTTAGCTTTACGTACAGCACCACGACGTTTAACAGCAATGCTGTCAACTACCGGAGAGTGAGTCTGGAAGACACGCTCAACGCCTTCGCCGTTGGAAATTTTACG